ACTCTTGGTTCTAATCGTTCTATTGTGTTTGATATTTCATCTTTTAAGTCTTCTGACATGAAAACATCAAACGGTTCAAATAATAGACCTCTCACTCTTGACCCAATAGTCGGTTGGAAAGGTCTTTCACCAAAACTTGTCAATACAAGGTTCCGAATCGATTGCTTGATAGCATTTTCGTTTGTTACTGCTGAGAAATCATTAGTATTAGGATTTGCTTCAAAAGAAATCGCTAAATCTTTGAATCCACGAGATAAGAACTTTTCTGATCGGAATCTGTATGTCGACATTACGATTATTTAGTCGTTACAGTTTTATTTATAGCAGTTTTAGCGACCTTGCCCTCTATACTTCTTTTTCGCCTTATTTCTCGACGTAGCACTGACTTTTGTGTTCTGTGACGCACCCTGTCTTGTCTTTTTTGGGATTGTGTCCGAAACTACCTGAGATCCGAAATTTCCTGTCTTTGTTCTGACTGGCATAACTTAAAAATAGAATATTCTATGATGATAGCACATTTGGTGACCCATATGCAACCACACTGTTACATGGATAACTATATGCCAACGTACCTACCCCCAGAGGGTCTAGAACACGTCCGATTGGTAACTTAGTAACATATACAGTCAAAGAGGTCGCAAATAAGATTCTTATATGACCTACACCACCCATATCTTCTGCTGTAAGTATGCTACAAGGGATTGGAGTCGGAACTGGGCATAAAGATTTACCACATGGGCACATATAGATGATAATATTGGTACATGGTGAAATATGTGGTATGAATCTATCACCAAATGTCATTGTAGGCAACCCATTGGTCAATACCATCGCTTTCAATGGACTAAGTGGTCCAAAAGGCACCAATGGAGTGGGTGGCCACCAACATGTCCACTCTTTTATCCTAATAGTATAAGGAATAGGTGGTGAACCACAAGATTGCACAGAGTGAACCGTACTTGGGATACAAATACCGTGTCCCGAGCAAGGTAAACCTGTAATAGGTGCTACTGGTAGTAAAACTCCTGCTGCCATTATTGTGTCATGTCCGTTATGGGGTTAGTTGAGAAATCAGAAACTGGATTGTTCGCTATTTCTGCTTCATAGTCAAAATCAGGGTCATAATTTTCTCTCCATGAGTCATCCTCAAATTCTAGGTCGTTAATATCGCGTGCTTGTGATTTTAACAGTTCAGCATCACCTGGATCATACGACGATTTGTGAACTCGACGTCTTCTCAGTGGAGGTTGTGGATTTATCTGTGCAGGAGACTGACCAAATGCCTCTCCTTCGCATTCTGCGAAAAATGGATTGCCCATATTCTGCACTGCTTGCCCAAATGCAATGTTAGAGCCCGTGTTCCAGTTTTTCACGTTCATGGTTCCTGTATATGGTCCCATACGCATACCAAGTTGCGTAAACATACGCGGATCAACAGCAACAGAGATGTCATTGACGTATTCAAGACCGCAAGCGTTGTTATTATTGAATCCAGAGGTTCCGTAAGAGGCACTTAGGGTTCCTGTGCATGGACTAGACCCGCAAGTGTACCCATTGTACAGTCCGCTGCTTGTCCAGTACCCTCCTCCTGCTGTTTTACCTTGCGTATTGTTGTTATTGTAGTACGCAGAGTAAACATCTAACACTCCATTAGCATTATTACCGTGTCTAAGGTATGTATCCCAACATTCATTAGGTGGAACTCCGCCCGAAAGCGCAGAAACCGAAATTACATTGAATGTTTGGGAGAAAGGATCCCCACTATTGCTCACACTCTTAGTAGAATGGACAAAATTGTTGCCTAACCAGAGTTCAAGTTGCTGTACTTCCGAAAAACCAGCAGCATCCCAACTAAAAGTGTTCTCATCAAGTCCTACTGGCACGAAAACTACGTCATCTGCTCCGCTAGGTGCCCAATAACACCTTCCTTCAATGTTCTGACGAGTGCATCTCCACATTTTCTTCTTATTTCCGCTATCAATCACAGGTCTAGTTGGTTGAACTTGGGGTCTTGCCAACTTTTGCATGAATTCCATGAATGCTTCACCCTGTGGACCTATTGTTTTGCCCTCAACAGACAAAGAAACCTTAAATGATGCGTTGTCACCCTCTGCTGCACAGTATTTGTAGATCATCCACCCAAAATTCTTACCAGTATCTTCATCAACATAGGGGCAAGGTAGGTCTTGGAGACGTGTAACGGTCTTAAACTTGGGTTGGGCTATGGAAATACACTCATCACCACTGTTCCACCCGTACAAATCGCTCAGAGAGGTCGTAGACTCGTCAGATGTGGTTGCACCACGTTTCATTTCTGGGTATTGATTCTCCATTACACTCTTAAAACTGCTATTGACCTCTATAATGCCCTGTACAGTCTCTACTGGGAACAATGCTTTACCTACAACTGATGGCATTTCGATGTTTACACACCCTGCTGGTAAGTTATTGCATAGTTTAGTCTTCTCAACATCATCAGGACTGGTCATCTTGATGTATCCAGTAGGATATTCAGCAGTGAACCCTTCCATCATGCTTTCAAATGACCCCATAACACCATCATCCATGATAGAAAGTTGATTTTCTTTCGCTCCACTCTTTGTACGCACCTCTCCTTTGATACCAGTGACCTCTTGTGACCCCTGTGAGGGTTCTACACCAGTTCCACGCATCCTTTCAGTAAGGTCCTCGGTCTTTTCATTAGCATCTACGGTGCCTTTGAACCCTTTTTGCTGTTGCTTTGTATTAGGACCACGCATTTTATACTGCTCATCCTCTGTTTGGATGATCCAAACCTTTGGTTTGCGGTTAGGATCGGTGTCATAACCAAATCCACGGTCTCTAATCACGATCTCATCTATTGCTCCGTCGGCAGTTAGGGATAAAATCTCCACTTTTGCCTGTCTGAACTTACCCTTCCTCCTATGTTCCGCACTAATTGTCCTTACTTTTGATCTATCATTCATAGATACGCTCTGTTCATCCACATCTGGTTCATCATCTGCACCAACAATCTGTGTATTTGAGTCTTTTCCGTACGGAACCTTTGCTTCACGCTCGTTCATATCACTTTCTATGCTTCTTTCCGAGTCTCTTTGGTTCTCTTTGATGCTATTAAAGGTAAAATTGTGCTTAGTTCCGTCGGGATTGTCCAATGTAGAGGTAGGAGAACGCAAAGGTGCACCTTCCCAACCATCTAATTGCCTCATATTCTCTTTTACGTTGTCCATTGACCCACCTTCTGTGAGTTGTGCGGGTTCTTCTATGACAATTTTTGGATTTATGTACCCTCTTCCACCGTTGATTATCTGAATTGACTGAATTTCTCCGTTCTTATTGACGATACACTCCACATCTGCGATGTCAATCGACTGTTTACTGACCAATGCGGTCTTATCTATCTCAACTCGGTAGTAAGATACACGTTTAGGGAACTCATATACTCCAAAGAACCCTGCTTTGTCCGCTATTCCATACCCACATATGACTTGTGCCTCTTTTCCGTTCTCTCCATTCGCAGTAATTGTCTGATTGTAGGTAAATTTCTTGCCTTCTCCCTTCAATTCCATGTATCCTGCTCTTAGTTTGTTACCAAAATATGCAACTTCACTAATTTCCCACCCATTTACGGTGTCACCTACGCTAAATGAGTCACCAAATCGGGTTGTGTAACGGAAAAGTATACGTTTTGTGTCTGTGTCAACAGTTTTGAACGACTCATTGACACCAGTTCCGCCAGGTGCACCAGTAATTGCCATCTTAGAACGTGTAGTCTTCCAAGAATCCTCTCTAATCTCATAAAAATGTGAGTAATAGTCGTAAGTAAGGAGTGATTCATTGCACAAACAGTTACCACCTGACTTTTGGTTAGGGCAACAGTTACGATTTGACGTCGCATACTGGATTCCAAAGACAGGACCCTTCCATGGATAGGAAGTATCGTACACATAATAGGTAAATTGACTATCAAAGAGAGTATGAAACTCCAAATACCTCGGAACTGCTGCTTTGACTGCTCCACTTTTACCATAGACCCACTCAAATAATGCATCTGTGTTTAAATTTGGGCAGAGAGTTGGATCTCCCCAACCAAAATTAGGAAATGCAGAGGTTGATGGAGTTCCTCTCCAACGATTATTACGTCTTTGAGTCGGAGTTGGGTTGAGTGGACCAGCATTTGCATCATATTGATACTCATAATTCTTCTGAGTATAGATTCCAGCACCAGTTGCGTCCCAATTATACCATCCTGCTCTCGTTCCATAGGATACTGGACTACCATAACCAGTCGGTCCTATGATTCCTTGGTCTCTTAGTGTCTTTCTGTTACCTTGTCCTAGATCTTCTAGAAAGACATATCCTACAATACCCACATATGTGTACTCTTGATCACGAGGATCTCCTGGGTTAGGTACTCCTGCAACGTTTGTCTGTAAATTTACTTCTCTTGTAGGGTCTGCTGTGTAGAAGTGATCTCGTGAACTGTTGTTTCTGTTCTTATAATACTCATATAGTGGCACTGCTGTCTCACCAGTGTCAGCATAGGTCGATGCATTTGATGCAGATGTATAAATGTATCCAACTGTGCCTACATTAACATACCCACTTAGGTATGAAGATGATGTACTGAGTGCACTATCTTTTAAAGTTGCGTTATACCAATGATATAGTTGTGTACTGCCAGTCACATTTGTGCCTGACATGTAGAATACTGCTTGACCGTTCCTTGGTTCTTTGTTATATGATGCTGTTAAGTTTCTTCTATTACCTCTTGTAGCACCAGGGAAGTCCTCTGGATATCTGAGTTCACTATTAGCAGTAAACTTGTGATCTTGGTTACCACCATCAGAACGATAGAAGCGATGGATTCCTACTCTTTCATTATCACAGTTACCTACACATATCTCTTCCTGATTCCCAATATAATACACCTTGTCCTGACCGAAGATACTGGACCCAGGTCCATCGTCATTAAAGGTTATGTTGTAGTTGGTGCCAGGTCCCGAATGAAACTTGTGTGATTTGTATCTACTAGAACTAGGTCTCTCCCAGTTCTGTTGATATTCTCCCCCTGCATCTACATTTGGAAATCCTCTCCCTGTTTCGAGGATGTATATTGCCACTAAGGTATGTTGTGTTGATTAACTCTGTCTTCTAACATATTTATTCGCATATAGAGATCATCTAATACTTCCTTAATGTTTAGGTGATCTTGGTAACCTTCTGGTTTATACTTTATCATGTCTGACCCTGGTGGAGGCATCTTACCCATAGCACCTTCTATTGTTACTATACGAGCAGCAAGGTTCTCCAATGCCTTGGAGATCATATCCATGTGTTCTTTATATGCGTCTAAGAATTCGTTATCATTCATTATTCAAATGGAATTGACATCATCATTTCATTAGAAGGAGAACTCTTCTTACAGTAGTCCATTGCTTCCTGAGTATATATGTCCCATGCAAGAGCAATCCTTGTTTCACTGACTGTACCTACTTTATGCTCTACCCAAGAAGGAAAGATCGTAGTCATACCAGGGATAGGGGCAGGAGTTAGGTTGCCACCATATAGAGAGTATCCAGGAATGTAATACTCAGTAGGTGTCTTACTATGTGTAAGTAACATATTACCCGACAAGAAAGTATTCTCATGAATACTATGATGATGAGTTGGTAAGTGCTGCCCGACAGTAAGTTTATGAATCCAACCACGAATCCATAGTTTCTCAGGCATCTCTACTTCAAGTATATCACAGAATGCCCCAGTCATCAAGTGGATCTCAGGTAAGAGGTTATTTTCTGTTTGCTCATTAAAGAAGTTATACGTTGCCCACGGACGTTTTTCTTCTTCCCATTGTTCTAGGATTTTTTTACATTTCTCTGGTTCTACCTGATCTAACCACATCGGGCAATCGAACCTTGGAGCAAAAGGAGTCTTAGGTTCCCAACTCCTAAAATGATACATTCTTGGATCATCGTATTTTACTCGTCCTGCACATGACTCGACTCCGAACCATTGCATCTGTTGATTCACGCTCTTCATAATGTTAAGGGGTTATTTTTCTGCTTTTCTTAATATAATACTTCCGTCGAGTTCCTCAGTATATTCTATCTCGGTTCCTTCGTACCATCCCAATTCAGTCATTAACTCTGCTGGGAATGTTATCGACATGTCACCGAAATCATCAACCTCAACAGGTAATGTGAATCGTCTACTCATATTGTTACAAATGTGTGTCATCATTATATAGGATTTGTATAGTTTGCAACATGTGGGGATCTGAGAACAAGTTCTACTGCCCTCAGTAAATAACTATCAACTTCTTTTATGTCTACTATGTTACTTGGATCTAACCATGCATGATGGAGCATATAACCATGTCCTAGGTAAATGCCACTGTGGTTACACATTCGCCCATCCTTACTCGCATAACCGCCTTGTAGGGGATTTAAGTACAGTTTCATGACAATCATATCACCGAACATCAGATCATCTAAACTAGGTGGTGGTACATCCCTGTCTCCCTCATAGACATGTATTACACCATCCTCCCATCGGTCTGCCTGATCAGCGATAAACTCAGGCATAAACAATGCCTTCTTATTAATATTCGGATAGTCTCTCAGGTTTAGATCAAAGAACTTTTCATAGAACTCCATGCATATACCATAACAATCACCAACCTTCATCTTCTCCTTAATCCATGGTCTATCCACCCACTGACAATAAGTCTTCCTCATCATCTCCATTGACGGTCTCTCGTAGTCCATAGTGGTAGTCATCGGTGTCTCCATAGCGTTCCATGTGTCCTCTCTCTACACTGAATACCCTAGTAGACACTTTGAAATCTGGCATCTTAGGATTCTTAGGTGTAAGAGAGTTATCATATATTCTTAACCTGTTATTAGGATACAATGCAAATTGTCCATTGTCAAGTTCTATTAAGTTATGACTCTTGTGTTCAGCAGGAGTCTCAGCAGTACTGTAATCGACTCTATCTATATCCTCATGATAATTATCCAGTGTAACAACGTACTTACCATGCATATTCCCATAATCTCTACTGTATATCTCATAATCCATACTCCCTATAAACTGTTTACATATAGCAGTCACCCCATAGTCCATACAATTCCAGAACTGTAAGTTAGGTAAATCCATATCAGGAGAAGGTGTCTCAGGGCGACTGACGAATGCACTGATAGGTAACTTATCATATATGGCAGCATACTCAGGTAGATATGTTTCAAAGTAGAATGCTCTACCAGGCATACTCTTAACAGATACCCACACACCAGGGGTAAACTCACCATGACCACTCTTGAAGTCTGTAAGGTATTCTTTCCTTACCCAGACCTCCTCAGCGGGCATATTACTAATTAGTGAAGACATAGGGGACTATTTTCTACCTGGGGAATTTTTTGTATATAGACTTGCACGAACAATCGAATTATATCTACCCCTCTGGGATACTTTTATAGCTTATCATCTAGGAACCCTTTTATATCGGCAACCCAATATATTAACAAACATCACAAATTAACTGTCCTAAGTGTAATTAAATAATCACTGTAATCCATTGGTATGACTACGTTCTTAGGTGTTCTCTCTGTGATAGACTCAGTAGGTATGCACTCCTAAACGCTCTAATCCCTTGGTATGACTGGGATCTCTCACTTTATTTGTTTATACTAACTGATTTCCCACTAATTAACAACAACTGTGTACCCACTAATTGTTATTAACTGTGTATGTGTTAAGTATCATTAAATGCTACATCATAACATAGACCCTCCATAATGAAATATTCACATACTCTGCTATACTGGTGTAACTCCTCCCTTAACTCTGTATCTATTAAGAACTGTATAAGGTCGATCTGTTCATCAGGTGGTAATCCTCCTGTATCGTATAAATCTAATAGTAATTTGTACTTAGTCGGCATAGGTGTTGATTGTATGTAATAGCATCATGCAATGCGATAGAGTAATTAAAGAAATTACCCATTGGTTCGCACCCTGTGTAGTTATACCGCCAATAGTACCCACTAGCACCCCTCCCAACTATAATAGAAACAGGGGGAACTGTCTCCAATACAACAGGGGGAAATTCTACCGAATGAGTCAAAGAGGGCAAAACGGTCAGGGCAAAGTATGCTCATTATATATTATTGCATATTATACCAAAGAAGTCAACGAGGGCAAAAGAGTCAGGGCGGACTGTGTGGAATCGCTCGTATTACTTGACAACTCTCGCCTGATGTGTTACAGTCCGAGGTAGCAACAACTCGAACCAAATAGAACACACACATAGATTTATTCATACATTTTAAATAGGTATCACATTAAAGGTTAATGTTATCCTATTGTCTGTGGGGTTGCTGTCAAATCCATGTGTTAAATTGCTTGGATAAATCACAATATCCCCTGCTGCGTAAGGGATAGTTGCTTCCTGTAAATTAAATGCGGTCATGCTCTCGTATGGTAGCATCATTATAGGATAAGTGTTAGAAATGGTGTTTCTTTTAAATTTCAAATATGAGTGGGCATCTTTCTCGTATGATATAAAATAAGTGCCTGAGAATAAGCAATTACTGTGTTCATGTGGTGCATAAATTGCTCCCTGATGTGCAACTTCTAGGTAACAGTCGCTTATCTCAAAATTACTAGCATAGTTTAAACCGCTTTGATTATGCTTTCTTGCCACTTCTAACAGTAATGCCTTTAACTCTGGTAAATCCTGTAAAATTTGGTTAGTCTCTCCTATTTGCTGTATATTGTGACTTATTGCTTGTCTGTCATGCTTTACGAAATCCTGATTTCTTGCCCACTTCAAAACATCATCAACAAGTGCGGTTGCTGAATACTTTGTAACTGGTATCATGAATAACCCATAAGTCTCGAAATCAATCGCTGTTTCGAGACTATCGGATAAGTTAATAGTTTGGTTAGAGTCAGTCATTAATGATAAAAACTATAAGGTGTTTGCTCTGTCTGGTCATGCGTATTTATGACTTCATCAAAGCAACTTTCCATGTCCTCTAATATTTCTACTAAGTCCTCTGAGTTGTTTTGAAAGTCGAACTGATACCACTCTAACTTTTGAAAGTCGTATAATGGGTCTCCGCCTTGGGAAACTTCTCTGTAATACATATAACCATCTTCTGCGTATGCTTCAAATGTACAGTCATCATAATTAAAAATCATTGTTATTGCTCCTTACTGAAATTTTAGGTTTGGTACTTCGGTAGAATAGATTGTATCTCCGTATAGTGTGTTGTATCTGAATAATGGGGATAGTTTCTGCTCTGGTGTTAGGTTATCTGGGTATAGTACATTGAAAAATGTGTCCTTATCGTTTATGATTAGGTCGATTGCGTTAGATACCATAGTGCGAATCTGCGAATATGTCGCTCTCTTCATATTACCATAATCTAGCGAATCTGTCGCTAGTATGCTATTCTTAACTGCCATTGCAATTTCCCCTGTGGATATGCCCTGCTCTGGTGTATAGTTAGAGAACATATCGTTAACGATAACTGGAACTGCGTCAAATAAATTCATGTGTGTTACCTGTGGTTGCTTATATATTAATTGTACCATAAAAAGCACCGATTTGGGGTGCTTTCTCTGGTGCGGTGTGCAACTAAAAAAATCGTCACACTCGATTGGGAAATACTCTCAATATATGTTACCAGTTATAATAAATTGGTATTCTGTGTAATCTAATTCTCTGGGTAATCCTTCGCCTACTGGTGGATATAATCGAACTGTGGCGGGATAGTATCCAAACGTTGAAAAATGATCGTTTGCGTATTCTTCGATTAGATGCTTGACTGGTTCAAATATCTTGTAATAGGACTTTTCTCTTCTTAGTTTACTCATAATAACCTAACTCCTCCTGCTCTTCTCTGATCTCGTCACTTGCCATTGCAAAGAAATCTCTGATTGTCATATCAGGATATTGCAATAGATAAGAACACAATGCTCCCATCTGCATATGCCTAGATTCTGCCATGTGAATTTGCTCCATTACTGTCATTGCATCAAATTCAAGTGACTTGTCTATTGTGTTGTTTGGATTGAAATTTGTTGACATTATGCAACCTCCATGCCTGAGTTGAATAACTGCTTAGTGCCTAGGAAGTTGACTAAGTACCATGTCCAGTCACGTTGAATAACTTTGAAACCTGTGTTGAACTCATAGCAAAGTGCATTGAGTCTAGACTTAGTGGTGTTAGACTGCCAACCGCCATCAAAGATGTATAGGTTTTGATGTACATGATCGAATGTTGCTATGTGGTTGCCATGTAGATATACTGTTGACTCTAAACCGTTATCAGTAGTGAATACAGTTGTATTACCAGAAGTCCAGTTTCTCTGTCCTCTGATTGCTCTGTTCATTTGTGATTCGATCTTACGCATTTTGAAAAATTCCTGTGTGGTTGCTTATGTTTCTATTATAGCGAAAATAGAGGTGTTTTCTGGTGCGAAGTGACACTAATAAAAGTGTCACACACCCACCAGTATTTTAATTAGTATTGTGCTAGTGCTTTCTTATGAACATTAACAACTGTATAACCTTGCTTTACAAACATATTTCTGTATCTGGTTATCTGTGTCTCGTTAAAACTCTCCTCTGCTCCTTTTCTATCCATCATGAAAATTACATCAACTGGTGCTTTCTTAGTCTTATCCATTATTATTTCTGTGTACTCTTCCATGCTTAGGTCTCTCTTCTTATACTCATAGAATACTTTACCTATGATTTCAGAATGACATATAATATTTGAGTAACCTGACTCATGAACATAATGAACTGAGATCCAATTTTTCCAGTCTCCGCTTCCGTATGTATTGATTGCATCTACTACTAATTGCTGATAAGTGTTTAATTTGCTCATAATCCTGTGGTTGTTTGATTCTATTATAATCATATAAAGGTGAAAAAAGACCTCACCATGTGTAAGTAATTAAACTGTCACAACCACATAACAA